AGGCTTCTCTTTACCCTCGGCTTCTGCCGCTTTACATTTCTTCTTGTATTCGACAATCTCCGCTAAGAAACGCTCGTTATCAACATAGTGATTTTTCTTCTTGGCCATACTATACACCTTTTGTAATTTTGTTCATTATACACCATAAAAAAAGTTTTGTCAAATGGCATTTTATGGCTTGACAGGTTCCGGAATCTGTGTATAATCTGCTTTGCAGTAACCACCCCAGCCAAGTAAACTGCCTACCAAATGCAACCGTCGAGCGAAGCGAGACAGTTGCGAAGCAACTACTTAACTGGAATATCAAATCCTGGTTCCGTTAGCATCACCAGTTTATCAATCTGCTTCTTAAGCACAGGACCACGATCCGGCCATTTGATGATAGGTTGGTCGGCATTCTTTGATAGGTTCTGTAGTAACGGAAGATATATTCTCCTGATAGCCTGCAACCTTTCTTTTAGGTCGGCTACTTCGTCCGTGATTGGTGCTAGATCAGGTTCTTCCTCAAAAGTGAAACCAAAATCATCCGCTCCTTCGAGGTCCATATACTTGTTCTTATCGACCATTAGTGATACACTTTCTTTTCCATAGAATACAAATCTTCATCATATCCGATATCAGCAGCTTCTTTGATCTTATCCATTCGAGACTTTTCTTTATTATCATTATCCCGTTCAAGATAATCCCAATAATGTTTGTTCATCTTCTCGGAAAGGTCGGCAATTAACATGACATCTTCCGCATGAATAACAAACTCCTGTTGATCACATAGTCCACTAAAGACCCAGTGAGAAAAAGCTATAGCAGTATAACCTTCTCTCTCTGAATCTATATATACAACTCTCAGAGGATTGAAAACAGTATATAGTATTCCATCTTCATCCTCTGTTTCCACCACATCGGCAATCAAGTCATCACCATTCGTCAGACGAATGAACTTTGCTAATGGTTGCACATCTTCCATAATCTAACCTTTCACTTTTGTTTTGTAAGGACCTCTTGGTTTACCTACACGCTTCTTATAGGATAATCTCTTTTTTCCTCTTAGAGCGTCACCTATAGCAGGTTTCTTTAGTCCTTTGTTGCCTTTAGCATTAGTATTACCCATCTTCGACTGACTCATTTTTTCTTTTGTTTCATCAGTAGGAACCCATACTCTTCCTGATACACCATCACCACCATCAGTAAGATTACGCAAGATTCCAGTTCCAGTATCTTTGCGTCCATACCAACGAATGTAAAACCTCTCTAAAGCTAAAGCGCCTATTTCAGTGAGGTTAGTCTCCATGATGACTATGCGCTCATTATCAGGAGTATGTGTTATTTTATGCATAGACTTATCCCAAGCACGATTGTCCTTACCTTTTCCAATATAGTAAGGAGTTCCGTCTTGTCTTAAGTATGCATAAATGTAATACAAGTTTTATCCCTTCATTGAGATTTTATAGATTTTGAACTTGAACTGTTCTTCGCTGTAGGTTTTGATTCGTTCAAAGAAATGTTTAAGGGTAAAGTTTTCTTTGGACTTCCAGCTAAAGTCGTCGGCAATGTCATAGAGGGTGGCGGATTTTTTTGTTTCACTAACCCGAAGGCCTCTACCGACTGATTGTAAGTTACGAATCTTGGACTTGGAAGGAGATCCAAATATGACGTTATCCAAGGCCACGATGTTAGTGCCAGTGCTAAGAACACCAACGGACCCAACAATAATGGCAGATTGCTCGCTTTCAACGATTTTACGAATTGATTCTCTATCTTCGACATCAGTTCCTCCGTGTATAAAGAACACCTTTCGGCCATTCTTTACCTTCTGTTGCAGCATTTCATATAAGACTTTACCATGCTTATCAACATAGTTGAACAGCAACAGCGTATTGCCTTCTAATGATAATGCTAGGTTACAAATAAAGTTGTTTCTTTCCTTGTTACTGACGATGTAATCAATCTCATCTTTGTAGGATGCAGACTTCATATACCGACATTCCTCATCGCTATACTTGAGCAATAGGCATTTAATGGTTAACTCTGCCAATTGCTTTTTAGCCATGAGTTCGGCAGATGATGTGGCCTTATAGATTTGACCAAAAAGACCTATCAACTGCCATTCATGGGATTTGGCACCGGAAAGTGTACCAGTAACACCAAGACGATACTCTGCCTTGGTGCATTTACCCACGATTTCTGTTAGTGACTTGGCTTGCGCTTGGTGCACCTCGTCACAGATAACATAGTCAAACTGTTCAAAGTATTCTTTAGGCATTCTTTGTAGTGACTGCCATGTAGATATCATGATTGGTTTGTTTGTTACCTTATCTTTACCTGAATAGACACGGTGACAATACTTCTCCATGTCTTTACCATTCTTTGCAGAATAGTCCTCAAAATCTGAATACAATTGTTCTACAAGGGCCGACCTAGGAACGATGATAAGACCTCTTTTCCCTTTGGTAAGGAGATGCATAGAGACCATGTAAAGAAGCAAAGACTTGCCTGAACCAGTAGGAGACAACACAATACGACGCTTAGAACGTATTGCGTGAACGAGAGAGTTGACCTGATAATCTCTAGGCATATGCTTGGGATTGAGTTTTTCAATAAATTCATTTGCTTCCTCTACAGAAAACGATGTATCATAATCCTCATCTTCATATGAGTATGTATAGCCTCTTTTGGTGGCCCATGCCATTACCTGTGGTGCTAGACCACGGTACATTTGTCTTGATAGCGGATTGAATAGTCTTAGGTATCCATCCCATAACTTTTGCTTATAGGATGGAACAAACTGGAATCCAGGTGGTCTGAATGAGAAGGCGTCACGGAGTTCCCATGCTACACTTTCATCACATTGAACCTTGATATAGGATTCATTCGCATTGGTAATAACAAGATGCATTATTTTCCTGTCAACTGACGGTATTTGATAACGTTACCTAAATCCCATGTCCGTGAGTTTAGAGACTTTAGAACATCTTGGCAGTATTCTACAATCTCACCATGAGCGACACGTTTAAGTAACAGTTTATTTAACTCACTATCAGTATCTAGTTTACGGGCCACCTGAGGGTTAGACAGAACGTGCTGGATAGGCTCCCATCCTCGCTCCTCCATCTCCTCCTTCGTTAGGTGACCTTGATAGTAGTCCTCACGCAGGCCTTTCATCATCTTATAGTCCGCTTCCATTTTATGGAATAGCACACGATGGTGAGACATGATATTGAGATACTTACCATGAAGATAGGAAATCTTCAATATCTCTTTTTCTAGTTCCGTTCCATCAACAATCTTATCTTGTGACCATTCACGCATAAGGTCATTAAGTGTCACAGGAGCCTTTAACATAATATAGTCCTTTCAGTTATGTCTCATTATATCATATGGATTTTTAAAAGTCAAAGTCTTTCTATTTCAAATAGATCGTAACGGAATGTGAAGTCGCAGGTGGGAATGTTGTCCGCATCCGTTTTGGTATCAAACTGTATGGAACCAAGACTGATTGGGTGACAGTTATGGAACTTGAAACGAATGTTAGGATTGTTGGAATTGGTATTGACAGTTAGATAGCCGTCAAAGTAAAGCGGAGTTCTATCAGCCAAACTCTTTCTAGGATACTGGTCATATGATTGTGGTCTGGTAAGACTGCTTAGCCAGTCATATGTTTCCTGCCACACCTTTAGATCCTCATCGACCATAGCGGTGATGGTCAATGCTTCATAGTTTAGCTTATCACCATGACGGTATGTATTAGAGAATGGAGTAGCGACCGCCACCTCGCCTGTAGACACACTTGGTAAGGCTACAGTCTGACAGAAATACTTTAGGTATGGCTTATCAGGAATGATAAACGTAAATCTGGTAAGCTGTAGAATACTAGAGTTCTGTGGTACATTAGAAGCGAATGATTCGATTGCCATAGTGTTCCTCCATATTATATTTAGCGCACAAAAAAAGAGAGGGCCGAAGCCCTCTCTCTAAGTTTGATATTCGTTTCCTAATCTTATTAGGTTAGGTTGCGAACACGGAAGATACGATAGTATCTGTTAGCATTTGAAGCGGTCTGGCGGGTACCAACAACACCGTCACCAGCTGTGGTAGCAAATGGGTTTGCAACCATGCCGTAACGAGTCTTGAAGCCAATCTTTGGCTGGAAGGTATCCTGACCGATTGCACGAACCATCTGTAGTGGAACGTATGGGCAGTAGAATAGACCAGCGTCGAATGGTGATGCACCACGATAGCCAACGGTAACTAGTTCGTCACCATTTTCTGAACCACCGAAGTATGGGTCGATGTAAACCTTGATACGACCATGTAGCATACCAACGAAGGTGTTGCCAGTGTCGTCAACGGTTAGATCGGCTGAAAGGGCTGGGGTGTAAGAAAGAACACCAGCCATAGCCATAGCTGAAGCAACGTCTGAAGAAACGATCAGAACGTTACCCTTGCCACGACGGGTTGCCTTGGCGATAGCGTTAGCTTCTCTTTCGATGTGGAAAATTAGACCCTTGAACTTCTCAACTGACCAACGACCGTTTGAGTCGGTGTCAAGATCGAATGTACCAGCAGTTGTAACACCATACTGAGCACCTAGTGTTGCTGAACGGTAAATGGTGCGGATAACCTCACGATTGATTTCAGCTAGGATTTCAGTTGATAGGATGTTTGCTAGTTCTGTTTCAGCATCAAGGCCGTGAATTGCCTTAAGATCCTGAGCAAGTTCGGTGGTGTATTCTGCCTTTAGCGCACGGCTACGAGCAGTAACAGTAACCTTATCGATTGAGAAGGCCATTTCGTTGAACATGTTGCCAGCGGCATCGCCTAGGGCTTCTGCCTGTGCTGTGGTCATGCCCTTGTTGACAACGTATGAGTCGCCAGATAGGGTAGCGTCAGCGAATGGGTTGTTGTTTGCATCTGGATGATAACCAGCTTCGGTGATACCGAAAGCATTGTTCTGACCAGAGAAAGCGGTGTTTGCTTCGTTAAAGAAGGCTTCGTTTGAGCCTGCTGTTGGAGCATTTGTACCGCTCATTGACTTATAACGTGAACGCATAGCGAAGATAAGGCCGGTTGGACCGGTCATTGGCTGAACGCCGCAAACGTCATAAGCGATTAGGTTTGGAAGGGCACGACGAACTAGTGAGATAAGAATTGGATCGTATGAACCAATGTTTGTACCTGCACCTAGACCACCACCTGAGTTGGTTGGGGCTGCTTCGTTGAGGATGTTACCTTCCTCAGCCATTGCCTTTTCCTGGTTCTCAAGAACGACGGCTGTAACAGCACGACGATATGAGTCCTTAATTGGATTGAGACCGTCGTGGTCGAGAACTGGTGACCACTTAGACTCTAGATTTTCTGTAAGATACATTTTTAGTTCCTTCTTTCTTAGATTAACTATAGTTAAAAATTACTTTGGAAGACTTTTTCCAATTGCCTTAACATATTTAGCCATTGGACCATTTAGATTGCTTTCGCTAATCACTGATGGATCTGATGACTCAACAAGGTCAAGAACTTCATTGTTCTTAACGGCAGTTGGGAAGTAATTCTCCCTTAGTGTGGAAATCTTCTCAACAAATGATGCATCGTCGGTATACTCGACGTTCTCAACAAGAGCAAGTAGCTTCTGTGCCTGTGTATCGGTTAGACCTTCACAAACGGTAGCAGCTAGTTCAACCTTGCGAGATTCAGCAAGCATTGATGTAAGTTCAACGTTGCGCTGAATTTCTTCGTTTAGCTTTGATTCTAGTTCCTCGACTGTTGAAGATAGTTCCTCAACAACCTGGACTTCTTCTTCTGGAATATCGATGTAGTGTTCTGCGAATAGTGACTTTAGACCAGAGATAAAATCTTCTGTTAGTTCTGAACGTAGTGCAGACTCAACAGCAACTTCATTCTCGGCAATCCACTGTTCAACAACATAGTTAAGATACTCATCAACGCTAGAAGCGAGTTCTTCCATGATTTCTTCAACTCGTTCTTCTAGAGTTTCAGCATAAGCCTGTTCTAGTAGAGCAACTTCTTCTTCTAGCTTTGCCTTAACAGCAGCTTCGAAGATTGTGGTTGCCTTAGCCTGAAATTCTTCTGATAGATCCTCACCGGCTAGTAGGGCTTCAACATGCTCGGCCATATTGACTTCATAGGTCTCTAGGGCTTCTGCTACTGTTTCTTCCTCAAACTGTTCTTCTTCGGCGACGAACTCAAAGTTCTCATCGATAGCAGCTAGGATTTCTTCTTCTGATAGACCAGCTTCAATACCTTCTTCAATGAAGGCTTCTAGTTCCTCAGAGATAGCAATATCCTCGTTGCACTCACCCTTTTCTTCTTTTTCACCCTTTTCCATTTCAGCTTTATGCTTACGGGCTTCTTTAAGGGCCTTAACACGTTCTGCTAGTGAGGTCTCGGCAACTACGTCACCTTCTGTTTCCTCATCTTCTGATAGCTTCTTAGATGGTTCTGCATTTGAACCTGAACCCTTGATTGAGGTGTCACGCTTTTCACCACCAGCAGCGGCAGCACCGAGGTTGCCAGATGGAAGTGAAGTTGGTGTCTGACCACCAAGATCCTTGGCTTCGTTATGCTTTGGATCGGCTTCTGATGACTTAGACTTTGGACGTAGTGTCTTAGCGTTAGCTGTTGATGCAGTAGAGCCATCTACAGGATTAGGATTTGACACACCACCGCTGATTGGACCAACGGTTGGAAGTGTAGCACCTTCCTGTAGATTCTTACCTTCAAGAACAGCCTTTGCTGTTTCTGTTAGTGATGCCATTTGAATGATACTCCTTTATGGTTTCCTATTTAGTATTTTCAAAGTTTTGAAATATAATTTTCAAAAATCTTTAGAGCCACTGACTCTATTTCGCTTTTAGAGGCTTCACTGATAAGTTTCTTAGCATGATAATACTCTTGCTCTTTCCACTTACCATTCTCAAAAACCCATTCTTTACCCTCCATGATGCCTTGCACAAATGCGTCAGGTGCGCTTGGATCTGCTACAATGTCTGCCGCTGTAGCCAACTTGAAATCGTCTTGGACTTGTTGATATCCATTGTGTGGACGGAGAGACCCTACGCCTCTGGTCGACACACCAAGACTAGCACCACCATCTAATAGGCTCTTAACAATTTTACCGTTAGGAGTATCCAATATCTTAGCTTTACCAATAAAGTTAGTACCATCAGCATATAACTTGGTGATCATATGCGAAACTCTGTCTAGGTTGATTTGAGGATTCTCTGGATGACCTAGTTCACCAAACGCTCTATTCTTTTGAACGTATTCTTTATTATATCTGTCAGCTTCTTTTGAAAGAACATTCATAGGATAGACACGACCATTACGGTTCTGTCTTTCAGCCTGCATGAAGATACCAGTAATAAAGTGGTTCTTACCACCTTTACCGTCTGACTCAACCAAATACTGAATGTCCTGAATTTCTTCTCTAATAAGTTTCATTTGTTTACCCTTTAGGTATATTTATAATACTTTGATTCCTAAAAACCGCTTATGTTACCAAGTTCTTTTGCTAGATTTTTAACAACAGAACCAGCACCTTTAGCGGCAGTCTTAGCAACCTTTAAGTTGATTTCACCTGGACGACCTGGTTCATAATCTTTTATAGCCTTCTTAGCTTTTTGTGCGGCTCTACCAAACATGGTCCAAGGTGCATTACCCTTACCTTCATAATCTGTTTCACCAGCTGACTTTGATGATTTGCCAGTTGCCTTCTTATATTCTTTCTTGGCCTGCTTGTATTCAGCCTTGGCTTCCTTCTTGCGTCTTTCGAGTTCAGGAGCAGCCTTCTTATATCCTTTTGCTCTTAGTTCCTCAGGATTGCCACCAACACCACTTAGGCCGCCGATGGCTTCATCCATCTTAGCGGCATACATGCGCTTCATTTCATACATTTTCTTTTCTCTAATGTCCTTGAGTTTAGCCTCAAAGATATCATTAGCTTCAAGCATATTCTTAGATAGAATGGATTCGACTAGTTGTCTTGACATGTTAGAGTCCGTTGTTAAATGCTAGAGGATCACGAGCCTGACCTTGATCGTAGTCACGGCCGTCTTTCTTTAGATCGATGAATAGTGTCCAGGTATCTGTAGCACCTGCTGTGCTGGAGAATACAATATCGCCTGTGCAGTTTGCTTGATCAGGAATTTCAATTGTACCAGCGGTGCAGCCAGAGTCAAAGCCGTAATCAAAAAGACCGTTACCAAATGTAACAATGGCGCTATTGGCATTGCCGCCCCATTTTAGTGTTACACCTGCTCCTGCTGTTGCAATCTGTCCTTGACCCCAAATGCGTCTGATGGCAACTCTATTAAGGCGCTTTGGATTTGTTGTGCTAACAACACCAGTAGCATTGATAGCATAAGCTAGATTTGCTGCTCTAATAAGTGATACGTTAGCATCGGTACCACCAACACCAACTACCTTAATAACCGAATGTCTATTAGAATCAACTAATGTTTGTGTTGTTAGAACTGTTGCCATCTGTTATACCTTTATTGAAAAGTTTAGTAGTTTCTTGAAGGACTCTAGGTCTTCGTTTAGCATACTTTCAACAATCTTTTTGTTCTTAGTATTGACCGAGTCATAAACTTCAAGGATTCTTTTTGCCATACTGGTATTTAGTGTAACTGTTCTTCCGTTAATCTGAAGGTTCATATTATCTGTTCCTTCACTGATCATATCACGGATATCAGATATCTTGTTCTCTTTAACCTGCATGAGTTTTTGCTTATAGCGTGTTGCTGCAATATCATCATGCTTCTGTGGTGCCTTAGAGAAACCACTGTATGTCTTAACACCCTTCTTTTCTAAAGGTGCCTTAGAACTCTTAGTAACAATATCACCGCCTGCACCAGCAGCTTTCTCTAAATCAGCAGGAGCAGAGAAGAATGCCTTTAGTGTATCCAATGGACTTTCATCAACTCTACCTTCACGTAGCTGTGCTAGTTTTAACTTAAAGTCTTCCTCACAATTCCAACGGCGTAGTGCCTTATTGATACGTGAATCCGGATCTCTTGCTGTCTTGGCAGAGGTCAAACGCTTCTTCATTCCACCCATACGTGAACAGAATGACTTACGGCGTGAGGCTCTTTTGCCCTTTGGATTCTTTTCAGTAACGGCTGTCTTTAGCTTAGAACCTGGATTCTCACGGCGATAGGCATCAACTGCCTTCTGTGATAGACCATCTGTTTTATCTTTACGGTTTACGGACTGCCAATCTTCTTCCATGTTCTTACCTTTTTCGTATCCTCTTTTAGCGCCTTTATAAGCACCTCTTACACCACCAACTACTGCGCCAATGGCTGTTCCTGGACCTGGTGCAATAGCACCTCCGATAGCGCCGCCTCTAATAGTACCATGCAAGGCACCTTTAACAGCACCTTTTGTTGCTTCCCACTTTGCACCTTCTTCTAGTTCCATTTGTTCTTCTGTATTATAAACTGATGACTCACTCAAATTAAGATTGCCATCAGGACCAAATGGAACAGATAGATACTTATCTACAGTCTTTGAATAGTATAGTGCCACAACTTGCTTGTTAGGATAAAGTCTGTATGCAACCCTTCTGAAAAGAAGCATTGCTGGCATCTGACTGAAAGATGGAATAATTTTTGATGATTTGTTTACAGCAGCTTCACGTCCCTCAAGCACAAGATCCTCAGGTGCTTCTGGCATCTGACTTAAAGTGATATTGTCATATTCTTCTTTAATCTGCTTGAGAGTTTTCATTGTCTAATCCTTATTCGGCAAAGTAGTTAGCAGCAATTTCCTTCTTACGCTCTTCCAACTTTTCCATAGCTTTTTCCTGTAGAGCGACAAGGAGGTTATCTTTCATTTCTGAAAGATTGTTCTCAAGAATACAATCAAGAGCCTCGTTAATGCGTTCTTTGTTATCCATTTTAGTTTCCTCTTTTACACTTGTTTGTTTTAGCTGTGATGATGGCTTGTATGGTTCACTAGTAACATTTGTCTGATATGACTTAGGTGTTGAATCTGAACCGCCCTGATATGAAAACTTACCTTCACCACCACCAGCTTCTTTACGTGCTGCACTAAATGCCTGACCACGAGAGAAGTAATCTGGTCTTGATGGTGGAGTTGGAGCATCTACCTTTGGATTTTCTGGAGCCTTAGGTGCTTCTGATGCCTTAGGTGTTAGAACGTCTTTTTCATACTGGCTAACTGAACGGCCTTGTGAAGGTTGTTTCATTCTAGCAAATACGGTTGAAGTCTTTTCACCTTCTGAACCGTGTGAAGCAAAACTCTGATGACCTGCCTTATATGATGATGCCATCTTTTTGGCTAGTGGTTCGGCTGCTGCGGTAACTGCTGCGCCTTCTGGTCCACTCATTGCTCTTGCGGCTTTACCTACTGTAGCCATTACACTGGCGGCCTTAGGAACAATCTTCTTAGATGCTTCCTGACCTGCGGCTGACATACCCTTAACAACCGGACTTGTCTGCTTTGATGCTGCCATTCCCTTACCGACATTCATTGAACGGCTCTGGGAGTTAGGTGTAAATGATGATGAACCAGATGTGCTAGAAGGCTTTAGCTGACCACCTGCTCCCTGTGTTGATGGAGCGTTCTTAACACTACGCATAAATCTGGTGGGAACATTAGTGCTAGTTGGCTTCATCTGTCCGCCAGCACCTAGTGAGGCTCTTGCTGAACCTGTTCCTGATCTATACTCGGCACCTTTGACATGTGCGGTTGTGCCTCTTAGATTTACACGGCTTCTTGATGGCTTAGCAGACTGTTGATAACCAGACTGTGCTGTGTCCATATGCTGGGTTGCTGCTACTGTAACAGCATCTTCCTTAACAGGCTTAACCTTGTTTACGTTAGTACCACCCTGCTTTGAGTTCTTATAGGTATTATCTTTCTCATCATTCTTAGTAGTGGTTTGTTTAGGCTTACCACCATAAAACTGTGCATTAGGATTTACACGACCATCACGAGTGAATGGATGTCCAACTGATGCCCAACCTTCATTGGTTTGTTTTGTTGTATCGGCATGTTGGATCAAATGCTTTTCAGCATCTTCTCTTGTCTTGTGACGCATACGAACGCTTTGAGTTTTACCGGCTTTTACTCGTCTGGTTATAAACTCTCCGTAAGAAGGCATAATTCTTCCGATATTTTTACCTGTTTCAGGATGATTAAAACCGTATTTTTCATCCTTAGACTTATATGCTTCTTGATAGATACCACGATCCGCACCTGTTGGCATAGCGTCTGGTGTAGGTTTCTTTTCCACTAGTGGTTTCTCCGTATAGCTTCTGATGCCATAACCTTGCTCTTTTACTGATCGTCTCTTTTGAGCAAGAGGAGAGGCATCTGTTAATCCTTCGGCATCTACTGTGCCACCTTTGTTGTCGTATTCACCAAGTTCGTTTAGTTTACCTTTTCTATACTTATCAAAATTAGCTTGTAAAGGATGCTTTGCTTCTTTGACAATAGGAGACTTTTCCATCTTCTTAATTTTTTCATAGTAATCAGGTCTCTCATTGATATGATCTCTAGCAATCTCTGCCGCCTGCTTAGAACTTGTGGTATGTTCTTTCTCAACTTTAGTACCAGCAACAATCTTCTTTGCAATAGTAGCAAGAGGAAGATTCCATTTTTTGGCTAGCTGTTGTGCGGAAGGTGTCGCAACACCTGACATACCTTTTTTCAAAGTCTTAATCCTTATTTAGGTAAGGTAATAGAATACCGTTTTCGTTTAGGTGTGTTATTTCACCACCTTTATTAGCATACTTACCTGAACCAACATACACTAGACCTAAATCTTTAGCTTCTTCGGCAACTGTCTTTTTCTTGGCTGCCTTAGCTGGCGGCGCTGATTTCTTTTGCTTCATCTTTTCTAGTGCGATCTTCTTATCCATCATCTTGGATTCGTGATCTTGACTAGTCTTTTCAGACTTACTTGGACCTTGATCTGGCCCAGCAATCTTATCAACTTCTTTTTGTGTTACTGCCTGTGCGATTTGTTGCTGGGCACCAAATGCAATCTGGTTCTGCATATCCTGTTGCTGTTGAACAGCCATGGCTTCGGCATTAGCCTGATCAATCTGTGCCTGTATCTGACCTTCTTCCTGCATTTGAGCATTGATTTCCTCAATGTCATCATCTGTCTGCTGGAGAATGTTCTTACGAACCCACATTACAGAATAATACTTACCAACAAATGGATCAACCTTAGCAAGAGTATCAAGACGGATGTTTAATAGTTCTGCATCCTTGATTTCATCAAAACTATTGTCTTTCTTATAGTCGTACCAGATATCTTCTTTAAACTCTTTCCATTCCTCTTCGGTACAAATTCTTTTAAGAACTAGCTGAACACGAAGAAGGTCATCGAATAGTGTAGAGAACTTATTGCGAAGTCTGGTAACAAACTTGTTAAACTTGATTTCGTCACGATTGATTTCGGTTGTTCTACCTAGAGAGAAGCCTTGCTGTGCTTCCATACGACCAATTGGAACGTTTAGTGATCTGTATAGCTTACTCTGGAAATACTTAACGTCTTCCATTTCACCTAGGTTACGTGCGCCTTCTAGTGTAGAGATTTCTGTACCTTTGGAACCTTCACGGCGTGGTAGCCAGAAGTCCTCTAGCATTGATAGGTGCTTGCGGTCATCCTTGATTTCACCAGTATTGGAATCGTAAACTAGCTTGTTACGATACTTGACCATGATATCACGGACATACTGTTCCGCTTTAACTGTAGGCATGTTACCAACGTCAATATAGAATACACGGCGCTCTGGTGCACGAGATAGACGATAGATAACGGTAGCATCTTCAACCATTCTTAGATTGTTGAATGGCTTGATTGCTTTGTGCAGATAGGAAAGCACCATGGTCTGCTTTGGATCCATGATACCCGAATTGACATTAACAATCGAATCAACTGCGATCTTTGCGCCTAGATTAGTGCCAGCACCAATCATTCCCTTTTCGTTATAGAGATAATATTCGATTGTCTTTTTGATTAGTTCGACGCCAGTATTTGGATCACGCATCTTTTGGATTTCACGGATCTTACGAATACGGCGAGGGTCGATATACTTTAGTTCCTGAATACCTAATGCAGGACTAGTTTCATCGATAACAATGTGATAGTATATTCTACCATCGATATACCAACGACGGAAGATATCATGACCCATGTTACCAAAGTTTAGTAGTTTAAGGATATATTCAAATTCTTCTTCGATCTTCTTTTTGATCTGAGCAGGAGCCTTGACTTCATCCATATTGATTTCAACGGATGTGCCAGAGTCCTCAACCACGATAGCTTCATTAACGATTTCGTCAAGAGCAGTTTCCATTTCAGGCTGAATAGCTAGTTCACGATACTTGGTGATTAGCTGTGTTTCGTTTCTGAATGTACCATCTAGATCAACATATGTGCCATAGTAACCAGCGCCAGCAACCGTAACGGCGCCATCGTCAGATTGCGGTACAGCAAATGATTTTTGTAGTGGTCGGCCTTGTTGATCAACTTTATCTTGATCGTCAGTGCCGATTTGAAAGCCAAAAAAGCGAATGGTCCCTACTCCTTAAACATGATGAAAATCCATGGGACCGAAGCCCCATGGATCCTATTAGTATATATTAAGCACCAGAAATGTCTGTAGAACCGTCGAGTGATTCCCACCACTGATAGGCGAGTGTCACACCAAATTCTTCGATCTGGTCACCCATTGACCAATCTAGGTCAATAGCAGCAACGTCAGTTGGGAAACAACCAACCATCTTATACATCTTAATGACGTTACCAGCCTTACCAAACTGAGTGATAAGAGCGTCAGCCTGATATGAAGCTGCTGATAGAGCGGCTGGGCTACGAAGGTTACCAACGTGTGAGTTGATAGCATTTAGCCAAGTCTCAAGATTACGACGAGCCACAAAGTTTTCATCATTGATGATTGTGAATGACCAGTCTGGGAAGGTACGGGTACCTGCAATCTTAATCTCACGACCAAAGTATGGAACAACGATATGAGAAATTCCATCACCTGGTAGAGATGTTGCTCTAACACGGAAGATGATGTCGTTTGTCAATGGCGCTGCACCAAGGATTGGTGGCAAGGTCATTACAACCTCGAATAAACTTGGGCGGGCGCCGTCGTTTACCAGGGTTGCTCTGAATTGATTGACATTAAAAGCCATTTGTGTTTTCTCCTTTTCCTTTATTTATTAGAACTTGCCAACAATTTCGGAGAAGGCAACACCGGTTCTGACAGCAACGAAGTTCAACTGTATGAAGTTGATTGAACGTGCTGGCTTAATGTAGATGTCCCCGACGAATTGGTTGCTATCAATGACTTGCTGAGTATTGTTTGTTTCATCACAAACTACCTTGAAGTCATAGATGCCACGACGGCCTTTAACATCACGTAGGAATGGTTCTACTAGAGCAACGAACTGTGAACGTGTGAACTCATCGTTGAACTCGAATAGTGAATACTTTGCTGCCTTTGCAATTGACTTCTCAAGAACAATGAACAGACGACGAACGTTAATACGGTCGAAGGCTGATGGCTTAGCAAGTAGTGTCTTATCACCATATAGAACAGTGCCTTCACCCTTGAAGGTTACAACAGGGTTAATGCCGTTCTTATATAGATTGTCTCTGTCTGCCTTTGTTGGCATCCATGATAGTTTGGTTACATTCTTAACCTGACCACGATTTAGACCTGCTGGTGAGAACCATGCATCTCTTGTCTGGTCGGTACGGGCACATAGACCGGCCATGTCGCCGTTTAGAGGAACCATACGATAAACATTGTTATACTTATCGAACTGCTTCTTCCAACCAGAATCCATGAAGGCATATGAGGTTGAACCGTAGAAGTTACGTGTAGCGATTGACTTAGTAACCTCTGAACCTGGCTGGTTAACAACGTCTGTGTATTGTGGTGAAACGAATACAACTACGTCGCCACGACCATATGTACCACCAGGAGCAGCAATGTTATCGATAACATACTTACATACGGTATTTGAAGCACCACCAGTCATGATTAGTGAGGTGTCATAAGCGTCGGTATCTGAGAATAGAACGTATGAGTTCTGTAGATTACCGTCAGTTGGTGAAGATAGAACACCACCAGCTAGTGTAATGTTGAATGAAGCATTACCCTGTGTGAATGATGTTCCCTGTGCTGTATTGCCCCATGTTGCTGTCTGAACAACAGGAACAGTGTTATTGGCAATAGCGTTGTTAATTGGCCATACGTATGCTGATTTGTCAGCTATAACGTTGACCCAGTAGTTAGATGAACCGTCATCGTTCTTGGCATCAACAGCCTTAGAAACGTTTGAATACTTTTCTAGAACGGCATTAGCGATACCAGCGGTGAAATAACCGAGGGTATCTAGAACGATAATGTGCATTTCGTCGTTGGCACCGCCACGATCTTGTGCATACTTTGATGTGCCTGGAGGACCATCGAACTGTGCTGCCTGTTCCCAATTGGTCCAGTCTGCGTTGGTTGATGAAATGCCAGCGTTAGCGAACATGCAAACACGGATACCGTTACCAAGGGTACCTGCATAACGACCAGCAAACATACCATAGGTTGGGCTGTTTGTGCTGAATACGTCCCAGTTTAGGTCCCAGTCATCACGGTTCTTAATAATAGCTGCTGTGTTACCAGAGGTAGCGTTTTTGGCACCGGCTGTATTTGCTGAACGAACTACTCGTAGGTTATCACCATAAGCTAGGAAGTTAGCTGCGGTGAAGAATGAAACTGCTGTATTATCTGAAGGCTTACCGAACCAGCGAACTAGTTCAACTTCATTAGCAATTGTCACAACCTGGTCAATAGGACCCCAATCAAAGTTTCCGGCAAACGCCCCTTCTGTAGTCGAAACGGCGGGAACTACGGTCGTAAGGTCAATTTCTGACCAAGCCACGCCTGGGGAAAGTTGATATACCATCTTTTACTCCTTTATAGGTTGGAATGGTGTAAAATCCATTTCAAACCTTATTTATCGTTTTCTTGTTTTTCAGAACTATAGTCTGCTACCCCAAGCATAGTTTAGATCGTCAAATGGATATAGCTGCTCTCTTTCACGGACCCATCGATCACCGGCGGCATCAATTTCAGTGTCATGTGGACTATCAATTCCGTTATCAATAAATCCAAAAGGCACATTTTCTACATCTTCCAGATATGACAACTCTTTCTGTAGAACGTAGCGAATATCGTTAGAAACGGTCTCTTTGAATAGCTTTTGGGCGGTCAACCAGCCAAAGTGAACCAGTGTCATGGCCAAATCGTCATTAGAACCTTCTTCCGCCTTGAAGGTCTTTTTGTCTGCGGAGAATGAGAATAACTCGGTAATGGTATCTTCATCGTTTAGTATTAGCTTATCACTTTCCACCAGCGTCTTGAGGTTAGCACAACCGATCATTTTGGACTGTGCTGTGATCTTTAGACCAAAGGCTAGCTTGTTCTTACCAGCGGCGAAACCACCTGACCACTGGGTACCTTGCTTACCTTTTTGCTGGAACTTTAGCAGATTTTCATAGTTCAATTCATAATGTAGAATATCTGCTACCTGTAGACCAATAGAGTTAATCTCAATTAGAACGAAAGCCTCGTTATACCTCTTGGCAGCCGAATAGATGACTGCTGGTAGTAGCATGGGGCTAATTTCGTTGTTTCTATATTTAGCTACCTGACGGTACGGTACCTCACTAACGTCAAAGATAGAGAAGGTGGAATAGTCGAGACCTTGACCTTCGGCCACGTCCGCACATAGCACATAGGTATGCTTTGGTACTGCTTGCTCAAAGATATCCATACATTCGTTACGTGCAACAGGCTCTTTCCAGTGTAGAGAGGCTAGCTTGGCACCGTTGATTAGTGTGTTAGATGAACCTAAGAACTCACAACCAAATTCTTGGTCGAACTGTCTTTGGCTGGTGTTTCTAATGGTTTCTTCTGCCCACTTGGCATCACGACCAGGTACCATCGACCAATGGATCTCAATAGGAATATAGGTGCTGGTCTTTTCAACCGCTTTAGTCCACATCTTATAGAACAGGTTCATACCGTTAGGAGTAGAAACGATAACAACCTTAGAAGTTTTACCAGATGAAATGGTAGGATATGTTGAGTTAAAGAACTCTTCCGCAATATTGTTGGGAACGAACGCAAACTCGTCCAGAAAGATTAGGTTGAACGAGAAACCACGGACAGAGGAACCTGAGGTGGAATCTGCTAGAACTCTCGAACCATTAGCAAGATAGATAGAACCCTTGTTCCACTCTTTGATACCTTGCTTGAGAAACATAGGCAGATACTCAAAAGCCAGCTTTAGTTTCTGTAGCAACTCACGGGCAGTTGGAGCACGGTTAGCAAGAATAGCAACCACAAAGTTCTCATTGAACAATACTTGATGAAGAATATAAGCCACACTGGTGGTTGACTTACCGACCTGTCGAGGTAGCTTACAAATAGAGAAACGATTGTCATGGAACGATTGAAGCATACGCTCCTGAAAGTCCCACATTTCGAATGGCATAAGACCACGGTCAACGTTGATGATCTTAATATACTTCTTGGAAAAGTAAACAGGATCATCCGCACACTTGATATATTCATCAAGTTCGGCTTGGGTAAAAGAATGACGATACTGCTCATTAGGCAGGTTAGGGTTATTCTGATAACTAAACGGCGTCCTGGCCATCTTGCTCTTTCTTGTTCTTAATAGCCGCTAATAGTTCGGCTGTAGAACCTACGAATACGGCCTGCTCCACATTGATGCCTTCGGAAGTTTTCTTGCGAGGATCAGTTTCAGGATTAGGCTCTTTCAAGTCACGTTTCATCTTTTGTAGGTTATACAAGTCTTTCGACGTTTCACCTACAGTCTTAATTAGATTGGCGACAACCTCGAATCCACGAGCGGATTCGTTCTGTCTGGCAATAGTGGAGATATCTTCAAGGGCATCATTACCCTTTTCGATAAGATTGCGTAAAGTGTTTCTGACTAGACGGTAATCTTCATCTTGATCATCATTACTATCAGCAGGAACATATTCAATAACTTCTTGCTTGACTTCTTCTTTAGTCACAGGCAAGTGTTCGATGCCTAAAGCATCTGATAAGTTTTTCTCAACACCCATAATATACCTTACGTTTTTAGATTACCTGTTAGAACCCATGTATTTGAGTGGACTTTGGTTAGGGTTGCTGATAGATACTGACCAGCAATGTTAGCCCAGTTATTAGATGAAAGAACGTTTACACTACCGCTATTTGCTTTGATTCTTGTTTGTCCTGGACCATACTGTATAACTTCAATTGCTGTACCTACATTTGGGAATACCAAGAATTGATAATCATCAGGAACATTGACAGTGATATTGTTGCTGCTATTGGCAATGATAACCGAACCTGCGGTCAAAACTGGAATGTCTGTGTCGGCTGATCTGGTGTATCTTTCTCTAACAACACCAACACCGTCTGAAATTGAACCAGTGGCAATAAAGTTACCAATGAGTGTGCCTGATGCGTTCTGGAAAGCTGTGTTGGCTTTGGTGAAGGCAGCATTGACAGCATTAGTTAGTGCTGTGGTATTTGCTACGACCTCAAACTTTGAGTTTGCCCAGTTTGTAATGGTAACAGAAACAGTATTAGTCCATGCATTAGCACCAACTGCATTGTTAGCCACTAGAATTGATGCATAGTTATTACCAGCAGTTCCGATTGTAACTGCATATGCATTTCCCGATGTGCCTACTGAATTGGCATATGAGTTAGAAGCTAAACCGACAGCGGTTGTATATGCATTTCCTACTGCACCGATTGACTCGGAGTATAGGTTGGCACTGACACCAACATTATATGCTAGTAGGTTAGCAGCGTTAGCTTTATCATAAGCGGTGTTTGCTGTTACGTAAGCGAAACTAAGAGCAGTATTCTGTCCGGCATCAATACTGGCCACATTTGCTGCTAGTCCGTTTAGGTTGGCATAAACTTCCGTAAAGTTAGCATTGACATTGGTAAAGGCGCCACGAATTGTATCGCCGGTACCGTCGTTAGCTACTGTGCCCACATTGATGATAAGTTGTGACATTTGCCTCTATCCTAGTTATTTCTTCTATTTAGTCCGTCCACTCTGTAATAGTGGTAGTATAGCCATAGTCATCACCAGGTTGTGCGGTGATCGGATCTGGTTCAACCTTGATTTCGACTGTCTTGGCTGCTTCTGTTATTAGGCTGTATATTTGAGCAACACCATTGGTAGATGCTGCATGAATAGTATTGTTAACCGTAAAGGTGCCTTGTGTGGCTCCTAGTGTCAATACATCATCAACAGGATTATAATGCATAACAATACCTTGAGCATCAGCCCACTTTAGACTGCTGCCTTGGAAAACCACATCTTCCTGCTTGAATGTGCCTGCTGTATTGGCAAGCATCATTTTGGTAATGTATGTTGGACCTAAATTGTTATTGTTATGAATGTTGGCATAAACGGTACGAATGATCTTAGGTGTTGTAATTGGACCATAGTAGTGTAGCTTCATTGTAAAGTTAAGAGTCCAATATACATATCTTACGGAATCGTAGTTGCCTTCATATTCAATGTTATTAGTGACATTGTTGAGAATGACTGGTATATCTTTGACGAAACCTAGATCAGGTACCATAGATGCTGAAACGGTAAAGTCAGGATTAAAGAATGGTAGTATCTGTTCAACAATCTGTGTGCCATCGTCGATGTTACGAGCATAAACAGTTAGCTGGAAGTTTAGATCGTATGGAGCACCCATATAAGCGGAAGATGCGGTTGTGCCACCGGTAATTGGCTTTGATGCTTTCAGTAGACTATTCTGTTTTCTAGAGGCATCATAGGTAATACCAGAGATTTCAAATCCCATACGTGGTAGAATAGCTTGAAGCTGTCTTGTTAGGTCTGGATCAGAAAAGACACGAGTTATCATCTTCTCTTTTGGTGAGTAGATGATAGGCACGAGGAATCGGTTGACCTCTGCACCGGTCTGATCATTCTTTCTAATGATAGAGATATCATCAAACAGTCTTCCGAAAAGGATGACTGCTTTCTTGGTTAGTTGATGATAATAGTGTGCGTTACCGAGCATTAAGGTGTTCCAAACGGATTAGTTTCAGATAGATCAAGGATCAAATCTGCGCCAGTGTCAAAGTCTTTGTTGTCAAAGATATCAAATTTAACATAATCATTCTTTTCATCATCAATAGTATTGATGGTAATTTGGGCTAGAGATGTGTTACCATATAGAGTGTTAGCAGTAAAGTTGCCAGTGATACTATGAATAAACATGGTACCATTGGCTTTATACCACTCACTAAGTTCTGCATGTGCCGTATTGTTTGCCCATGTTCCGTCTGGTGATTGATATACAACTTCACCGTCTTTAAAGTTGCCGACACCAGATAGTTCAACATTTAGCTTTAGTGTATAACTGTTTTCTTCCTCGATCTGATCAATTTCCTTAACACCAGTATCAATAGCATCTTCGGAGAAGCGGAATAGTTCGCAGCGCATTTCGTAAATGTATGGCTCT